ATGAACTTTAAATCACACCTCAAATCTGTTTCGCCATCCGAACTGGCGGGACATCAGATCACACTCTCTCTTGTAATGAGTGAAGATCGAATGACAGTATTTCAAAACAGGAAATACGTAATAACAACTCTGCTTACTTGGCTGAGGCGCTTAAAACCAAATTATCACCAAAATGAAATGCATGAGCTTATTTCTTGGCTAGAAAATATAAAGCTTCGAGGGCACTTCCATATCTGTTTTTTGATAGCTGAAAACGCAGACAAATTCCATTCAATAGCTCCAGGGCTTGACCCTGCCGATTATTTCCAATATAAAAATATCATAACTCCTGTAATCGAATATTGTACGGGAGAATCAAATAACGCTAATACCATAAATTAATTTAATGTCAAGTAAATAACTAAGTAAGTGGATTTGGGAATCCAGGGTGCTTTCTCCCTTTAAATGAAGTACGTTCTTTCACTTGACAATCACCGTTCCCAACTGCAGCTTACTTTAAAATCAACCAGATATGAATAATGGAATTCAATGTTTGCAACACTATATAAATAGAAGAGCTCATTTTTTATGGGTAATAAAAGTTAGAGAATCTAAAGGCATGGACAAAATCTTCCTGATTGATAATTTAACACCGTTGGAGATGCGAGAAGTAATGGAACGAACCTTCTTCTTAAGTGATGACGCTCTTCAGCAGGTAGTGTTTAATCTATCAAGCCGTATCGACGAAATTATGGATTCCATTAGCATTACAGATCTAACCGACATATTATGAAGTCGAAAAAAAATGCAGCTAAGGGAGAGACTACATTAAAGTTGCTAAACGGGTCTATTAGAGTGATACTGATTATCGGCATGATACTATATATCTGCTTCTATCTCGTTCCGGCATTTTACAATGCACCAATTGAATATAACAACCGGTCTACCGGTAATAAATAACAAGATTTATGATTAAACCAGAGTCAATAGAGGAATTAAGAGATCAAATCGAGATACTGGATACAGTTGAAAGCTATGATATCAAATTAAAGAAGCGAGGATCTGTGTACGTTGGCTGCTGCCCTTTTCACAATGAATCTACACCCTCCTTCACAGTATCAGTGAGTAAAGGGATATTTAAGTGCTTTGGATGTGGAGTCGGTGGTGATGCCATCAGCTTTGTGATGAAAAAAGATAACATGGATTTTATCAGCGCCATTAGACAACTAGCCGTCCGGAAAAACTTCCATCTCCAGGAGGATGAAGAATCTCCAGAGGAAAAAGAAGTAACTGCGAAAAAGGCAGATTTGAAATTGATCAATAAAGGTGTAGCAAAAAAATACCACGAATTGCTGGATAGCCTGCTGATCACCGATCCTGTAAAGCTGGAGCTGTACAAAGAGCGTCAGTTAAAATTTGAAACGATTGAAACTTTTCAAATTGGCTATGCGCCTGACAAATGGCAATTTATCACACCTGCAATTGTAGACAAAGGTCTTTATTTTCCAGCAGTTGAAATTGGACTTATCGCCACTTCGAATGATCGCAATTATGATGTCTATCGGAACAGGATTATGTTTCCAATTCACGATCACAAAGGTGATATCGTAGGTTTTGGTGGCAGAAAGATGGATAACAAGGATAAAGACAATCCAAAATATTTGAATGCTAAAGAAAGCGTTCTCTATAAAAAGGACCAGCAGCTTTACGGACTTTTTCAAGCACAAAAGCACATACGGACTTTAGGATTTGCCACAATTGTAGAGGGATATTATGATGTTCTCAGTTGTCACCAGTGCGGAGTTCAAAATGCAGTCGCTTCCTGCGGCACTTCTTTTACCTCGGGTCAAGCAAAGCTATTAAAGAAGTACACCAATTATGCGGTACTACTGAATGATGGGGATGTTGCTGGTAAAAACTCGAGTCTAAAAACAGTCGACATCTTACTCAAAGAAGGCTTTAAAGTGGATATCTGCCCATTGCCGGATGACCACGATCCTGACAGCTTCTCCAGAACATTACCTGTGCTAAACGAATACCTTGAAAACCTTATTTAGATGCAAAGCCCGCTACTCAATTACATTAATACCAATAAAACAGACGCCGTTATTTTCAAATCAACCGAGCTGTTTAAATTAGCCGGTGGCGATCCTTTTGCAGAAGATCTCGTTTTGGGCAAAATTAGTGATATGATATCCATGTTTGAAAGCGATCTATTGAAGGAATCCTATATCGCAAAGATTTCTAAACAGATCAAAGTAAAAGCAAATATCATTTCCAAGCTGGTTAAAAGGGATTCAGATAAGAAACAGGAAGAATCTATTCAGCATGTTCCTGAGGGAATGAAGGCACTGCCCAAATGGATCAATAAAGACAAGTTCTATACCGTTGGCTTCGACTCCAGAAACGATGATCAGGAGAACACAGGAATCTATTTTGCAATGAGCGGCAACGAAGCCAGACGATTGACAAATTTCGCTTTGAAACCTATTGTTCACATCAAATCCGATGATGCTGAAAGCAACCGGAGACTTACTGAGATAGATAATGGATACGTCAAAGAAGTAATTGAATTGCCGAGTAAAGCTTGGAGCTCCGCTGACATGTTTGAAAATATACTATTGGACAAAGGAGTATTTATGACGTTTGACGGATTCTCAAAAAGCCATCTGAACAAATTGAAAGCCGTATTTCTTCACCAGTATGTGGTATGCCGGGAATTGAACAAATTAGGCTGGCAGAAAGAAGGATTTTTTGCTTTCTCCAATGTGATTTATAAGGACAACATTATAAAATATGATGAGTACGGGGTTGCTGAAGTAGATGGAACCAATTATATATCGATGAGTGCCAGTAACGCACTAGCTGGTTATTCGGACTCAGAGGATGATTACAAGAATGATAAGTACTTAAAGTATGTAAAAACAGATCTCAGTTTCTCCAAGTGGAGTGGGTATATGACTAAAGTGTACGGTGCATCCGGAATGATGGGGGTGTGTTATGCACTAATTGCCTGTTTCAAGGATATCATTTTCAAGCGTAACAACAACTGTCCTCTTCCGTATGCCTGGGGCCCAGCAGGATCCGGTAAAAGTAAATTTGCTGAAAGTTGTGCAAGCGTATTCCTGCACGATATGCCTGCCTTCAATTTAAACAACGGTACCGATTTCGCATTGGCTCAAAGACTGGAAAGATTCTATAATGTCATTCAACTTTTCAATGAATTTGACGAGGCAACCCTCCCTGAGCACCGGACCAGAACCTTTAAAGGAGCCTTTGATGGTGAAGGCCGGGAAAAGGGATCCGGACGAAAAGGAAAAAGTAAAACTCAGGAAATTAATTGCCTTGCCATGCTGTTAGGCCAATTCCTTACTACCAGTGATGATGGTTCCATTTTGCAACGTACCCTGCCTGAAAAGTTTACTGAGAATAATAACAGAACAGATGAACAGGTTCGGCTTTATGACGAGTTGAAGGATTACGAAAAGAAAGGCATCACTTCGATTAGCTGTGAAATCATGTCTCATCGTAGTTACGTTTCTCAGGTATATGTTGAACGATTTAATGAAAATGTTAAACAAATAAAAAACACACTGGCGAAGGATGGTATAGTTGTTAAAAATAGGATTATTGAAAATTATGCCAATGCTTACACGATGGTAGACATTATTTCAGATAAAATAACACTGGAATTTTCTAGTGCAGACTTTTACAAGCACTGCATCAAACAGATCATATCACTAAGTACGATTGTCAGTGAGAGCAATGCATTAAGCGAGTTCTGGAACATTGTTGAATTCTTACTGAGCAAAGATTTTATTGAGCAGGGATTCGATTACAAGGTAGAAACGCTTTCTGCAGTAAAAATTGGTGCCGGTCGCGGCCAGGAAACAACCAAAACATTTTCGGAGCCTAAGAAGCTACTATTTTTAAGGTTTAACACAGTGCATAATCTCTACCTAAAGGAGAAGAAAATACAAACAGGTAAGACCGGTCTTAATCCGGAAACTGTAATGACTTATATGCGAGATCAGGAAAGCTACATAGGTAATAATCCTTCTGGAAAATTTAGAAGTAAAACCGGTAAGCAGACCAATACCAGCTCTTTTGTTTTTGACTATGACAAGTTGAATGTGAATCTGGATATGCTCGGTGACAAGGAACCAGACGCTGAACCTATAAACATTACCGGTAAGATCTACGGAGCTCCAACTATGGCTGAGGTATTAGGTGCCATCAAAATTAAGTTTACCCTGATCCAGGATGAAAGCTATTTTAAAGACGGTCAGTCTATTGAAAAGATCGTTTACACCACCTGTTACTTTAGGGATGTAGATGAATTTAAAAACCTTTCTGCAGATCAAACGGTGAAAATTAACGGCATTCTGCAGATCCGGAAAAGCCGAGCCATGGAAGTGTTATCCGTAACTCATATCAAACAAACAGACCTACCATTTTAATTTTTTTATATGAACCCTATTGAAGTTTTAACCAGAAACAATGTGACCAATGGACAGATCAATGGCGCACAAGCAATCGCAATTGCCAAAACAGCAGATGAATTATTAAAGGAAGCTGCTGACCTATTAAAAGAATGCTCTTCAAATGTTGGGATGACTACGAATGGCAAAATCACTGAGTTTACAGCGAAAATCAGTCAGACAAAATTTAATCCTGCAGCTTTTTATTATAACCGTGAACCTGAAGGCCAATGACAAAAAAGATATCCAAAGTTGCAGCGTACCGCTATTACCTGCATAAAAGATTGAAGGGTAAGTACAAGATAAACAGTGAGCAAAGGGCGATAGACCTTCCCTATGCAAAATTTAATGAGGTGCCCACTGGTGATCGATACTATATCGGGCAATTGATAAAACTAGGTTACAATGTTCAACTTAAACTTTTTTAATATGAATGACCCAAAAATAACTCCCAGGACCTGGTACATAGATTCTAAAAAACGAACATGGTTTATAACAGGGATATGGAGAATACCCCTGGGTGATCCGGTGGATATAGAAATGATGGAAGTAGGTAAATCCGACATTGTTACCCAACCCTATAATACCATCGTTCAACTGATAAAGGATAAAGAATTCAATCAATTAACATTATGAGAGCAATTATTTTACTAATCATTCTGGCTGTAGTTGTGGCAGCCTCATCTTAACCAAATTACTTTTTAACTATGAATTTAAATCTGATAACATTAGCCAAAATGGCTTTAAACCTGCGAAAAGCGCAGACGAAACTAGAAGAGGCAAAGATTACCTGCTTTGATAAAGCGATGGATCCGGAATTATTCAATAACACCGTTGAGCTGTCTAATGAGAAAGTGCAACTTGAGGAACAATTTGATATTTCCATCGCCGAAGTGTTGGCAAATGAACTGGAGGTGGCAAATGCTTAAAGTTTATAAAGTCATTTACCCAACGGAATTTTGGGAGTGTCAAGTAGAAATAAATGAGGATTTTATTGTATCTGGTCCAGCATGGGAAGGAAATTGTAAAAGTGCAATGGAAGGTATGATTGCGTTTTGGATGGGTGGAAACGAACGGCTTGCTGAGAATGAAGGTAATGTATCAAAAACATTTGCTCAGCAATTAGCCAGAGAGGCATACATGATCCTAGTTGAGAGAGATCTTACACTTTATGGTGTTATAGAGGAAATTGGCAGTCGTGAAGGCTGGGGGAAACCTGACGGCTCATTGGGCTATAAACTGATCTACGTAGATGATGTAGAAATTAGGCATAAGGATTTTGAAGTTGAAGAAATTTAGCATGGAGTCAAACATCACATTTGATCAGGTCAGTTTTAATAACTGGCTTGATCAGCTGGAGGAATTTCTGATAAGCATTTACTGGCCATCAGAAGAAGCTGCAGAGCAGAAAAGCCGAGATGTCTGGAAGCCATACTTCCAAAATGGTATAACCCCGGTAGAGGCTTTTATGAACGATCAAAGCGAAGATATTTAATGAAGACAGCCAGAGAGGACAGCCCGAATCGTTCTGATTTAGATCAAAATGTAAAATGCACCCGTTGTAGAAATATTCATATGATTGGTGAGCGTCTCTATAAAAGAAAGGGCAAGAAGTATCTTATTTACGATGAGGTATGTCCACGGTGTAATTGTAAAAGTTATCATGTATTACCAAAAGAACACTAATATGTTAGAAAGCCAGCGCTATAGCGAAATCAAACTAAGAAACCCCACACAGGAAGTTTGCAATAATATCGCTACCCTTCTTATAAAATACCAGGAAACCTCAGCGTCGAAAGCTTTAGTCCGGTATATCAACGATATAAATCCAGTACAAAAAAGAATAGAGAGCTTAACCGATCATAATCGGTATCTAAGTGAGCGCATTAGAATACTCGAACAGGTAAATAAGACTTTGACAAATGATTTAAACCTGATCAGATCCGCCTATGAAAACTTTCACATACTTATAACAGGCGACAGAAATAGTTCCTGATCAGCTGCCGGCCTGGCTTCCTGGAATGAAAACAGGCGACACAAAGTACAGCTGCAGCTGACCGGCCACCACGGATCCGGACGATATCCGCAACAATACGGGCGACAAATTATTTAAACTCATTTTCTAATGAACAAAAACAATAAAGAAGATTATAATTCAGAGATCCAGTTTCTAAAAAAAAATGGAATTCATAAATACGAGATGTTAACAGATGGCGATCATAATCACATTCGTTTAGCAGAATTACTATACAATTACAAACAGGTTCCGGCTGAGGGGTATCAAACAGCGGCAGAAATTCTTTGCGCAAATATTAAGGGCTATGATCCTTTTATTCATGCTAGTTTCATAAGAGCAATGGAAGAGTACGCTAATCAGTTCAAAGCACCCGTAAAGGTCGTGACGGATGAAGAAATCAAGGGTGCCGCACTTATTATTTTTTCTGAAGTAGGTGTAGAATCTACCGTTGACAAGATTGCTCCGTTATTAAGTGATGATGGCGCGGTATTGAAACTTAGGTTTTGCTTAGAGGCAGTAGAAAGTATGGGTAAATGGGTACGTAAACAATTAACCGGGGACTAGTCATGGCTATATTAAATTATACCACAAAAATAGATAGCATTAAGACTATTGGAGAAATTACAAAATGCTTAGTTGCCCATGGAGCAAAGAAGATAGTTTGTGACTACGATGATAACGGCATACCCGTACAAGTAACCTTTTTAATTCCTATAAACGATGATTTAGTTGCTTACTCTCTCCCGGCAAATTACATCGGTGTTTTGAGAGCGATGGAGCGAAATAAAAAAATTCCTCGAGCAATGTGTACAAAGGATCAGGCAGTGAGAGTTTCTTGGAGAATAATTAAGGATTGGGTAGAATCGCAAATGGCAATAGTTGAGGCTGATTTGGCAGATTTGGCTGAAGTATTTCTTCCATATGCATTAACGAAAACAGGCAGTACGCTTTATAATTCAATTAAAGACAATCCTAAAATTTTATTAATCGGGGACTAATTATGACTATAGCACAATTGTTAGGAATTCATGAAACATCATTCCATTACTACAAAAATCAAGACTTAAACAATAAAAGAAAAACGCGTTCTAAAATTCGACAGGATTATAATGTTCATTTAAAGCGAGGAAGGAAACTCAAGGATATTTTACCATTGCTTACGGGAAAATGGTTATGTACTGAAGGTGTTGTCAGATATGCAATAAGAGAAGGCTTAAATTCACAAACTACTACACACCTATGAAGTTATCAATTTTAGGAAAGCAAAGAAAAGGCAAGAAGTCATTTGAATTAATATCAGAGGATGAATTTGGATATAACGTCGAATGCATAGACGGAGCTGGGGTTGTAATGTTCAATAACATTCAAAAAATAAACTGGCTTAATGAAGGGGAGCATGTTTACTTAGTTCCGCCACCTGTGGAAAGTGAACCCTTTAATACTTTCATCAGATACGATAAAGTTAATATCAGGAAAGCAAAGAAAACTGAAAGCAAAAGATTTGTTTCGATGAGAGGTTACTAATTGAAAAATCATTTCATCACATTAAAGCCTCCAAGTTGGAGGCTTTCTATTTAAAACTGATCAGCCGGATAGCGTTTGCGAAGCTGGTTAAGTAATATTTCTTCTTGATCGTCCGTAAAATAATAGCTTTGTTGTGGTCTGAAGCTCCATTTGCCGCAATATTGAATAAATGAACCATAATAACCGTCATCGATCATAAGGCGCCATGAGCCGCAACCACCAGGAACCAGTGAGATCGTAAAGGTTCGCCGTTTACCTCTATATTTCGCTTTAAAAACTATGTCCTCCATAAATTTATTGACTATTTACAGGTTCCATCAGGCGAGCATGGTTATTCACCACCTTGTTTACATCCTGGCTCACTCTAAATTTATTCATTTCATCAGCAGGATAACTATCACAAAGGGATAGTATATCAGCAATGGGGAGATCTTTACTTAGCCATAGCTTCTCGTCTGACTTGGATAAGATTACCGGCATACGTTCATGGATGGGCTTAACAATATCGTTTGCAGCAGTTGTTATAATTGTGAAAGTCTCATATGGATCACCTGTTGTCGGATCTTTCCACCTGGACCATAAGCCAGCGAATGAAAAAAGATCCCTAATGGGTATAACAAATCTATAAGGTAGTTTTTCTTTACCTGCCTTCTCCCATTCATAAAACCCGTCAGCTAATACGAGACATCGCTTACTTTTCTGCACCAGTGGCCTGAAGGCTGATTTCTCCAGTAAAGTTTCTGATCTGGCATTGATCATACTAAATCCAATTTTTTTATCCTTTGCCCAGAATGGGACTAAACCGAAATGCATTGCCTGAATTACTTCCGGTTCATCTGCAGTTATGATATACCCGGGCTGGGAAGGTGCAAGGTTGAATGATTCCCCTATTATATTTTTAACCGTAAAAGGATATTCCTTTTTGATCTGGGTTACCGATTTAGAATTTGAATATCTGCCACACATAAACTTTAAACAATTGTGTAATTACTTGGTTTTTGGTGCCATTTCAAATGCACTCATCATTCTTCTCAGGAAATCCTGAAACTCACTTTCAGTTTTATTGAGTTCCTCCAGTTTCTTTTTAATAGCAATCTTCGGCTTCATCAAATCAAAATTAGTGGCAGGTACCATTTCCCTAACAATATATTTCACAACTTCATTTGAATCAAGAAATTCCCTGGGCGTGTAATATTTCTGCGTTTCCGGAGAGAAAATCACACACCCACTTCTATGTGCTTTCATAGCTAATTGCTTTCTGTGCTGGTATTCTTGTGAGTTAGTATTCATTACAATGATTTCAAACCACAATATTACTAAAAATATTAGTATTTGTGTTTTTTTTGAAATTCATTCCGACCAAACAAGGCTCACTCCGACTTTGTCCAGCGCTGATCCGACAAATCCATCTTCTTTGCCATTTAAAGATAAGAACTTTTAACCCGCGTTATTTATTGTTTTAAGGCTGATAGGAAGAGAAATTTAAAATTTAAACACATTATCTCGGAAATAACAAAAAAGCGCTCCAACCGCTCCAACTGTTCATATTATTATTTAAAACATTATTATATGCATTATAAAGCCACTATTTAACTAAAAAAGGCTGTTGGAGACAGTCGGAACCGTTGGAGCGGTTGGAGCGTCGGAACGCTTTTTTCAAAAAATAGCATATCTCCTTTTGAAAAGGCTAATTTTTTGCAAATCCAATATTAAAAGGCAGGTAGGATTTTCTACCTGGTTATCAAATGCTATTAAAATGTGCAATACAATGTCTAATAGTTAGCTAAAACGGCAACTAAATGTTATTTTTGTATACACTCTCTTTCCTATTCGCCAAATGATTTTTCTTCATCCTGTTGCTATCAAGCCTTATTTAAAAAACTACATGGCTCGCTATTGTGAGGTACATCCATATTTGGAAATCTGCACCAAAAATAGATTTGCTTCTTTCTTACTCATTTCCCTTCGTCATAAGAACCAATGGGAATGTAGAGACAAGCATTATTCTATTGGAAACAATTTGGATCATATTATGATATCGATACCAGAAGTATATGAGCGGAACTTTGGACTTGTAATTAGTATCAAACACCAGTACTGGTTCAATAAATTTATCCAGGATGATTTCCATGACAAGATGCTTTCTTTTGTTGTTCCAAAAATGACAGGTAAAAAGAATGAGATTAAACCAGCACTTTTGCGGTTCCGGGAAATTCATAATATTACTGAAGATGATCTCCCATTAAAGACTCTGGAGAAAATGTGGGAGCGCAATCGTTATAGAATCCCACAATATCAGCTGAATTAGTAAGTTTTTCTTCAACTTTCACTCATCACATTGTCGTTTATCAAAACGGCCTTTTTAATGCGAAAAATTCTGTCGTTTACGACCTGAGGAAATGGTCTTTCCTTTGTTTATGATCAGTAGCTTTCCACCTAAAAAACTTTATAATCCGGGAGGATTATTGGGTTTTAAATTTATTCCTTTTAACCAGGTAGTTTCATATCCGGAAATCGTAGATAGTGTTATAAATAAACAGCTCGCTTTGACATACGGATCATCTTGGTTAACGGGATACTCAACTGCACAGACCTTAAATTTCGATGAGGAATGCATCCAAACGGAGAATGGCCCAACATATCTGCAGACAATTTCCGGCTACGTCCCTGGTGATCGTCCGGAACTGATTGCTTTGCTCCAAGCTTTAGAAGGCATTGAAATGGTTGTACAGGTTATGGATCCCCGAGGACAAAACCGGCTGGTCGGATCACATGGATATCCACTAGTATTTAAGGCGGTTTATAAGTCCGGTACCAATCGACCAGACGCGAGAGGATTTTCCTACACGATCTCAAATACCTCAATTTTCAGAGCTCCAGTCTATAAAACGTGATTTTCTGTCGTTTACAGGCGTTTTTTGTACCTGCACCTTTGTATTACTAATTAACGCTCTCAAATTTTAGTAATGTGAATCAAGCCCTTCTAACTGATGTACTAACACAGCCTCTGCTGGTGGAATCTTCCTACGTCTACGCATACTATATGCAACTCCACAATATGATGACCGGTGTAAGAGCCCCAGAAGGTTATGATTATAGTGCAGCCAGGGCAGCCTTGCAACCGTTTTCGGTAACCTCATCAAGTGTAATTAAAGTTAATAGCTATACTAACCTTGATGAGGCTCCGAAAAACAGTGTTGCAGTTATCCAGCTTAAAGGCCCTGTCATCAAAAATTCCCAATTCTGTGGCCCTAGGGGAACATTAGACATTGCCAATGATTTTAATCGCGCTAAAGCAAACCCAAACATTATCGGAGCTGTACTGGACATTGAGTCTGGAGGTGGGATGGCTCTCGCAGTTAAACCATTGACTGATGCGATGCAGTCATTCATGGAGCAAAAGCCAATTGTTGGTTTATCTGGAGATATTCTGGCCAGTGCCGGATATTATATCGCCAGCTTCTGTGATGAAATTATAGCTCAGCATCCAAGATCTATAATTGGATCCATTGGTACAATGCTCGCATTTGCAGATGCTAAGGCGATGCTTGAAAAACAAGGAATTGTTTTCCATGAAATGTATGCAACGAAATCTACCCATAAAAATAAAACGTTCCGGGAAGCAAGCTCAGGGAACTATAAGCCGGTAATCGAATTCATGTTGGATCCCATTAATGAAGATTTCCATGCAGATGTTAGGGAGCAGCGAGGTGCTAAGCTGTCCAGCTCGGAAGAACTCATCTTTAAAGGTGAAACGTTTATGGCGGATTACTCGGTTGAGATTGGATTGATCGACTCTTTAGGATCTCTTCAAGATGCAGTACTACGAGTGGAAGAACTCTCTGCAGGTTACAGGTCTAAAAATTCAAACAGTAAAACTCAAATTAAAAATATGTCAAAAATTGCAAACATTGATGCTCTTGCTGGTGTGGCAAGTCCTACCCAGGAGCAGTTAGATTTAGCAAATGCAGATCTTACAACAATTGGTGTTACCGGTGCAACCTTGGTAACCGAAGCATTCATTACAGAAGCAGCTGGTGTCACGGCTAAAAATGTAACCTTAACTGAAAGTCTGGCAGCAGCAAATACCGCCAATAAAACTGCTTCAGATTCTCTTGTATTGGCAAATGCAAAAATTATTGGCCTTGAAGCTCAGGTAAAAGCTTTTGGCGAAAATGCAGGTGCAACTCATCAAAAAGCTGGTGGTGATGAAGAGCCAGTGGTTACCGGTGAAGAGCAGGATCCTACTAAAGTAATCGCGGCTTTAGCACATAACAAAGCCGTAGAAAGCTACCTATAGAATCTATTATTAACCTCTCAAATACTTCCAAAAATGGAACCAACTATTAATATTGCGGATCTCCTTGCCGAATTCGGTAGCTTCTATAGAGCTGGATCACAAAATGTCAAAGATGTTCGGGTAAAACTGATGCAACCATCAGTCACTGAGCTTTTTTTTACTTCTCGGTTAACAACCTCTACGCGACTTGAACTTGCGAATAGTTCAATTACACGTGTACTGCAGGCATATCAGTCCGCATTTACTCCAATTGGAGACACAACTTTCAAACCTCAGATCATCACTTTAGATCACTTGAAAATTGATGCTAAAATTCTTCCGCACGACTTGATGGAGTCTTGGATGGGATTCCTCGTGGAAAACGCACAGAAGCCAGCGGACACACCTTTAGTCAAATATTGGCTGGAAAACTTGGTTATTCCAAAATTCCATGAGGATTTAGAAACCTATGAAATCTTCAAAGGTATAAAGGCTCCAATCGTTCCAGGTACGGCTTCTGCTCCGGGAGCGTCAATGAATGGCATTAAGGAAAAATTAAAAGCCGCAGGTACTAACGTAATCACTGTCGGTGCTGTTCCTACAGATCCTGTTGAATTCTGTGAATATGTGGAGCAGATAGTGGCTGAGATCCCTGAGCTTATCAGAACTAAGATTAAAAGAGTGGCTATGAATCCTAATCTGGAATTAAGATTCAAACAAGGTAAGCGTGCAAAGTATAATCAATATTATGCTCAGGATACTGACCTTTTGAAGCTTGCAGATTTTGATTGCAGTGTTGCGGGACTTCCTTCCCATACAGGTAGCGACGTGATCTGGACCACAATTGAAGACAACAAGATTATTGGAAACAAAAACCCTAAAAATCAAACGACTTTTGATATCCAAGTTGAAAATCGTGAAGTAAAAGTCTTGACCGATTTCCATAAGGGCGTTGGTTTCTGGACTAATGACCTCGTTTACCGTAACGACGTAGTCTTATAATTTTTAACTCAGCCCTGGGCATTCTCCAGGGCTTAATATTATTTCGATGAAAATCATAGAAAATTTTGATAACCTGGATAAGGCCAATACATATGTAACTGCAGTAAATACTGAACTTGCTAACGCGACCGCAAAGGTTACTGAAAATACTGAGGCATTAAAACAATTAACGGCCGCAAGCAAAACGGCTACTGTTTCTATCAATGATCTCACAAATCAACTCGCTGTTAAAAACGAACAGTTGGATGAGGCTCTTTCTGAAATTGCAGAATTAGGCAAAAAGCTGGCAATTCAAGAAGAGCATGGCTCTGATGGATTGATTGTTTATATTGGTAAGAAATCTTATCACCTTATCGGTGACAGCTTCATCTACAATGGTGAAACGAAAACTGCCAAAGAGCTTAGCCAGGACGATGCACAGCTGCAAAAAATGCTGAAGCTTAATTCTGGTTCACTGGTAGAAATATCAGCATCTTAAATAACTAACGATTTATTTTAACACTCTCAAATATGAATGCTCAGCCAATATTATTTAACCAGGGTAATTATAACCCTGCAGGGGTAAGTAAGGTATTTTATGCCTTTAAAGAGGATTTTGCCTCTATGCCTGTCCTTCCTGATCCATCTGCAGCACTTACTTTCGCCAGCTTAGTCCAATACGACGAGGCTGTAGTGATGGCAGTGGGGAAATTCCTACATCCCCTTTATTGCACCTTGGAAACTGGTCAAATTAAATCTACTATGGTTGGCCCAAGAGATGGTAAAGGTTTTGAAAATAGCATCGAAATCAGTTTCCCTGGCAATGAAGCTGAGTTTCTTGGGTTTCAAGCAGCTTCGGCGGGTAGAGAACTAATTTTCTTTGTAATCGAAAAAAATAAGAAAGTTCGCGTATTAGGCGATCTGTTAGACCCTGCTGCACCGGATACCGGCGAAGGAGATTCCGGAAAAGCTATTGCTGACGGACGTAAAACGGTATTGACCTTTAAAGCGTCTTCATGCACGCCTGCACCAATTTATGCACTTCCTTTAACCACGCTGCTCAAGCCTGCAGCATAATTTTTTAGTATGAAAAATCTGCAGTTAAGTCCAGAAGTGGCAGCAAAATTCACACTTAAGCATGTAACGCCAGGTAAACACTATTTTAATGGGTATGGTGAAATTGACTTGACCACACTCAAGCTTGATCAGGCCGATCATCTGGTTAAGTCTGGATTTCCTTTCCTGATTGAAAACGTTGAAAAGATTGTGATTGCTTCAAAAAACAAAGCGGTTACAGGTTAACATTGCCTATTATTCTGATTTAAAAACCCGGTTATAGCCGGGTTTTTTGTTAAAGCGAATTATTATGGAAGAAAGTAAATATGGAGACAATGTTCTATTCCAGAGAGTGGAACAGATTTTCATTCCTGCAGAGAGTTGGTTAACCTGCGAAATGCCAATGACTACTGAAGAAATGGTGCTGGCCATACATGCCAACCTTCCTGGTTATTTCCCGGATAACGAAAAGGTTTTACAGATCATGGAACAGCTCCATTTCAAGTTTGAAAGGAATGAATTCAACAATAAAAGATACTGGCTGCTCAACCCAGCGTAATAGCTGTCGTTTAGCCAGGGAACAGCAATTGCCAACTTTACATTATGGCAATTGCATCCCTTAAACTTTGGTTAGATGATCCTAACCGTAAATATATCCATGGTCTTCTGCTCTATGAGCAATATGGCGACAATCCCGTCATCCTTGCGCTGCTTAAAAGTGGTCAGGGATCCTATCAAACCGGAAAACTTATAAATGCATTACAGGCACTTAATGAGCGCAACGACTTGGTTCCTAAAAAAATTATTATTGGCGAATATATCCCGGAACCTACCACCATTCATGGTAAAGAAGATTTCGATTATCCAAATACTCCTGAATTGATTATTCAGATCCGGGACAAAAAAAACAGTGACTATGCGCAGGCAAGAAAACTTCATGAATCTATTCGGGTAATCGATGATCAGCAGTACCGTTTGGAGGCCGCTTTGGAACTGCTGGACAAAATGGATGCAGTGGATACCTCTTGGTCTGTCCTTGATTTATACCGGGAAACAGGTGAAGTTAAAAAGCTGAACAACCCTGATCAGCAGTCAGAAGTCGATACGCTCACATTAACAGAATTAATGAGGGAAGATAAAAACCTGCAGAGTAATATTTCAAAGGATAAAGGTCGCCTACTGGAAGCTAAAGATGATAAGCGTAAGCTGATCATCTCTCAACGCCTTGACCAAAGAAAACAGCGTCTGGAGATGGTAAGGTTAAAGCAAGCGGATCTTCTGAATTCCTTCAATAAATAATCGATGAAGAAATTAACAAAAAGCTCGCAGTATGAAAAAATAGTTGCGCACATGACTGACCCTAACAGCGACGGATCAGGTTTAACTCCGCATGAGCAGGAAATGTGTAACCGCTGGAATGAAGCCTGGACACTCATTAGAAATTATCATAGTACTTCAGATGCTGCCGCTATTCTGATGAAAAGATTCCCTGGCTTAAGCCGGGCAACTGCATATCGTGATTGCACTAATGCAGTAAGTATGTTTGGCGATATTTCCAAATCAACAAAAGAAGGTATAAGGCATTTAAGTACGGAAATCATTAAAGACTCAGTGGCAATCGCCCGCTTAAAAAACAATGAAGACGGGATGAGATTAGGCGGTCTTGCAATTGCAAAAGTTGGTGGAGTGAACGATACGGATCCCGATCTTCCGGACTTTTCTTTACTAGAGTCGAATACCTACGAGTTCGCTCTTCCGGAGAGCTTTATGAATGTGTTGCAAGTGATGGTGTCTGGAGGAAAGATTGACCTGCGCGATATGGTAAATTCCATTGGTAAACATGCCGAAGAAGCCATAATTGTACCTGATCAGGAGGAACACAATGAATCTGATTAAGCAAGTTGTTAAAGATGTAAAGCGATTAGTTTTAAACCCTATGCAATTGCTACTCGCTATAGCGTGGCAGCGCATCAGGGTCATACAAGTTGGTCGTGGTGGTGGTAAATCTTTTATTGTTGCTCTGGAGATCAAAGAGCTGGTCTATGATATGCCACAATCAAAAAACTTTATCCTGGGCGAAACCTATCAGCAGATTCTAACCAGGACACTTCCATCGACCATTAAGGCTTTAGCGCTCCTCGGCTTTCATAAGGATCTACACTATTTTATTGGCAGGTACCCACCAAAGTCCTGGAAATGGAAAGAAGCCTGGGAGCCGCCATTGGATCCAAAGCATTCCATATTCTTCTTTAACGGTACTGTATTCGACCTTTTATCCCAGGATACAAATTCCCGCGGGGGTAACTACTCGGCTGGGATTATAGACGAGGCTCAGGACATTGACAACGCGAAATTAGAGTCTCAGGTTATCCCAACTATGCGTGGTGAATTCACGCGTTTCAAAAAGCATAAAACGTACCGCCGGCTAACGCTGCTCTGCTCTATGCCAAGGACTAGAAAGGCTGGATGGATATTCAATTACCGGGAGTTGGCTATCAAGTTTCCAAAAATATATTTATGGATCTCCGGGCCTTCCAGAATAAATGCAGATAACCTTCCGCCTGATTGGTTCACTGATCAAAAACGGATTCTTACCAAATCTGAGTATGACATAGAAATCGAAAACATTGAACCTAAAAAGATTCAGAGTGGTTTCTACATCTTCTTTGATGATACCACCTGTTCTTATACTGCCTATGATAATAATTACCTATTCGGATTAATCGACAAGGCTGATGGATATAACCCTGATGTTTTCAATGAAATGAATTGTCTACAGGATGCAGACTTCCGTCCTGACAACCCGCTGGAAATTGCCATGGATTACGGTGGCTGGTTCAATTGTATTGTAACTGGGCAGGAGACAGCAGATGGAAACTTCTTTGATTTTCTTTCTGCTATGTGGATTGATGACAAAGGTAAATTTGATGATCTCATTATCCAGTGGTGTACCTATTACCGGTTCCATCGGAATAAGACGGTCTACTACTACTATGATCAGACTGCAAAAGGTAAAGATTCTAGGGTTGAGGAGTATTACATTACAGTATGCAGGATTATGCGTGGTCGTGGTTGGACTGTGATTCAAATGGATATCGGTCTGCAACCTACTCACAATGACCGGTACGAATTCTGGAAGAGAGCTCATGCCGGCACTGATCCGGATCTGCCAGGGTTCCGATATAACCGGCACAATGCCAAATGGCTCATCGTATCACTAAACAATGCTGCAGCTAAGCAGGTCGGTGGAGGTATGGAAAAGATCAAGGTCGATGAAAAGAATCATGATATCGATCAGAAGACCACCACTCACTTCTCTGATGCGCACGACACGCTGGCCGTTGCCAAATATGGTGCGCGGACTCTCAAAGGTACCAGCAGTATCGGGCGAGCAAGGCTCGGCAATTAGCAAGGGAGTCCGGGCTTCTCCGACCATCCCCGGAAAAAGCAAAAAAAATCTATAAAAACACATAAAAACTGCATTTAAATGCATTTAAAGGCAATTTTTGTATGTCATATACCGGGGAGGATCGAAAAGGGCAATTGCCGTTTCAGAACAGGGCTGGCAGGGGTGTTCAGCTACAAATTTGAGATTTTTCAAATTCACATTTGATAAATTATAATTGTTTTCCAGAAGGTTATGGAAATTTATTGGCTTTTTTTTGAGACAAAGAAATCCCTGCAGAAATGTATCTTTTTTGGCTATTTTGGCATCCAAACAAACTATTCAAAATGAAAACTTATTTCCTTCTTCCCCTATTTATTTTAATCGCCTTTTCCGACAACTTAAAAGCACAATCAAATGATATTCTAAAACTACTAAACGAGAAAAACACGCCAATAAGCAAAAAAAGCGAACCAATCGGAAGCCTTGATGAAAATGTGCTTTTCGATGTTTTGACAGTTGAGAACATGATAGACGGAAATGTCTTGCATGGATTGGTGTTAACCGTAGTAAGAGGGGGTTACCCCTATTACAATGTTCTTGATAAAGCGGAAATCCAAACCTTTATCAAAGCGTTAAAACGAGTAGAATCGAAATTGAATGATGAAGAATTCAGAACCAGTGCATTTAAAATGACTAGCGGATCTGGTATTAGCTTTAGTTCAAAATATGATTCATCTGGAATTTGGATACATAAACTGGAGCTAATAAAGAATTCAAATGAAGCGATATACAGTTTTGGAAATAAAGGATTGAATCAATTAGTATCCAATTTAGAATTAGCCATTGCTAAAATTAAATAAAAACGCCCCAAAGATCCGACTCTATGGGGCGTAGTAATTTGATTTTAACTATGAATTTAAATCAATGCGAATTTACTCTAAATATTATAATTGTAAGGCTTTTTTAACGTCCGCATAAGATTCAGAAACGATCAAGTAAGCGGTCGACCCTCGTTCGGATTGCGTTGATAAATATAAGTAAGTACCACCCTGAGGGCGAGCAACAAAATATTGAACGTGATCGACGTTAATCATAACGGGAGTAGCGGTGCCTTCTCCCTTTTCAAACTCTATAAATTTCATAAGCGTTAATTTTGGTTAAGTCCTAAATATAATAATATATCTCAATTTCTGCTGTCGTTTATGAGCCCGCCCAGTCTCGCGACATTCGTAGAGTGATCGAATTAAAAAAAGCCCTTAGAGACATCGACCAAAAGGATTACCGAGATGGAAACGGAACTTTCTCTATTGTTTTCATGACTTGTAACCGCCACAAGCGTACTGGTGGGGAAATCATTGTCATTGAAAGAGCTTATAAATGTGGCCTTCCCCCAGACTGTAAAGGGCGCGATATGCGCTGCATTATGGATATGGAAACCGGTAAGAAAACAGCGATCCACAACCGTCTTATTTTTCAATATAACAAACAGGAGATCTACTGGGCATGAGCACCGTTATCAAAAAAGCACCTGCGGGTGGGCCAATGTTTATTTACAGTTCTGAAAAACCTGTTGCACTTATGCAGGTTTCTGCAGCTGGCGGGAAAAGTACAAAAGGTTTTTCCGGATCTGCAGCTGGAGAGAGTTCCCCTCCACATAAAGGATCAAGTGCCTCTAAAGATGAAGAGTCTGGAAAGAAAGACTGGATCCTATGGGGTGTAAATGATGACTTTCCTCAGTATATCACAAAACTGATACGGAAAAGCACAGTTGGCCGAGCTGGTTTGCATCATATTACCAAAACGCTTTACGGACAGCGTTTAATTACTTATGAGGTGGTTGGCTTAGATGACAATGGCAATCAGATAATTAAATACGTAAGAGATCCAGAATGGGAAGAGATAGTTTCCCGATCGAATTTTAATATGCTGCGTTTGGCGCTCTGCCAGGATTATGCATACTTCCAGCTCTGCGTTCCGGAGGTTATCTTCAACGGTAACAAAACTAAGATCTGGTCTTTCAATTTCCATAAAGCTTCACACTGCAGGTTTGCTCCGATGAACCCAGCTACCGGCCGAATTCCAAAAGTATTTGTTTCGGGAAACTTCCCAGAGGCAAAAGCAGAGGACTGCCAGCAGATCCCTGTTATCGACGCCATGCAGTACTTTGATCAGTTGGAGGATATCCGTAATGATATACGCACTTACAAGTATGTCATTCCCCAGGCATGGCCTGATGCGATCAATGACTACTATCCAGTAGCTTTCTGGGACAGCGCAAGGGAATCCGGCTATTTAGATATTGCTATTTCTATCCCTGCCTACATCAAAGCATTATTTAAAAATCAGATGTCGCTGAAGTACCACATTGATATTCCCATGGAATACTTCGAGGATTTATATAAGAATGAATGGCATGCCTATACTCCAGAGCAGAAAGATGACATTTTCACTGAACTCTATGAAAAGATAGTTGAACAGTTAACCGGTGCCGAAAATGCGCAAAAAGCTTTAATGACTTTCTCCAGAACCGGCCAGAACGGTAAACCAATTGGGCAATGGACAATTAAAGTAATTGATGATAAAACGCAAAACAGCGGACTTCTGCCTAATGCAAGTGCTGCAAATCTGGAGATCCTTTTTGCTATGGGTATCAATCCGGCACAATCTGGAGCCGGCAATACCGGCAGCAGCGCAACCGGAGGGGCGAACAATGGCGGATCCAATATCCGGGAAAGCGGACTGCAGCAGCGCTCTGCTCTGCAGGCGGACAGGGATATCATCCTGAGCTTTTTCAATTTTTTTAAAGCCTGGTACAACAAGCCAAATTTACAGATATCCGTCCAGGACATGGTATTAACAACTCTTGACCAAGGCAAGGGTACAGAAAAAGTATTGAGCTAATGAAACTGATCAAAACAATAGAAGAAGTCCGGAAATTTGTACCGGTATTAAGTACTGCAGCAATTGATAATGTCAGCCCGTACCTGAGTAATGCTGAACGTAATTACATATTGCTGGTCATTGGTCCGGCTCAATTTAACGCTCTAGTCGAAGAATATAATTCAGCCTCCGGAGACACCGAACTGATAATGGATCCTGTCATTCGTCACGCTGTCGAAATCGCACAAAAGGTTATTGCCAACTTAGGGTACTATACCGCCATTCCCATATTAAATGTAAATGTTGGCGATTCTGGTATTACCGTGTTTTCAAATTCTGATACTAAACAAGCGTTTCAGTGGCAGGTAGACGAAATTAAGGCGTCTTTTCTGGAGCTTGGGTTCTCAGCGATTGAAGAACTACTTATCCATTTAGAGCAGAGCCCGGATATTTTCCATTACTATATGGACTCCGAGCAGTTTATGCGGAACGAAAGGTTCCTGATCAGGGAAGCTGCCGTGTTCTCCGACAACTTTAATATTGGCGGATCTCGCTATGTATTCCAAATGCTTGCAGCATTAATGAAGCGGGTTGAAGACCAAACTGTAAAACGTTTGTATGGGGCTGAATTTTTTGAAAATCTAAAAAAAGATGAGCCTGCAGGAAAAATCAAGGTTTTGGTTCAAGATTACATCATACCAGGGATCGCATTACTGACTGGTGCGAAGGCACTAGTAGAACGGACGATTACTTTTAAAAACGGTATTGCCTCAATTAACCTGGAGGGAAACTTCAGCGCTGAGAAAAATAATACTCCAGCCACAAGAGATCAGGTTACAGCTATGGCTGCTCAGCTGATGAATGATGGTAATCAGTTCCTGCAGGACGGGCTGGAGTATTTGGTACACAACGTTCAGGAATTCCCTGCCTATGTTAAACAAATCCCCAAAAGACGCTTCACAGTGAAAAGTGACAAGGATAAAGGAGTTTTTGTGCCATGAGCAATATTGAAGAAAAATCAATCACTATCGGCCTTAAAATGCTTTGGGCGATCGTCGTCGGTCTGCTGGTCAGTAGCTTTTCCCTTGCAGGTATATATTTCTCTCTCAAGGCAGGACTGCAGGATAATAAATATGAGATCCGGCAATATAAAGCAGATCAATCAACCATTAACGCGATTCAAACCCTAAGCATGGAAAACATGAAGCTAAACCTTCAGAAGTTGGAAATAGAGGTGCAGGAAATCAATAAAAAAGCAAACAATAAATAAATCATATGAAACACAAAACGCTCAAATTTTTAAAGGAATACACCGCCCTGATCATGGCCTTCGTTGTATTTTTCACTTCACCCTGGCTGCTCAGACTAGTTGATCCTACTGCTGGATCTTATGACGCTGGTGTACTCCAGGTGATGATCATCTCGGTAGTACAGTTTGCAGTGTTTCAGGCGGTGACCTGGAGTGTGGTGAAAAACATCTGGCCAGCAATTGGCATCTACATGAAATCCTTATTTAATTCTGACTTTCTAATCTTACAACCATGGCAAAAAATATCATTCTCCTTATTGGTTTACTTTTCGGTTTTCTTAGCCCTAGTGCTGCTCAGCCGGGTAATCTCTTAAGAGATCAGATCCGCACCACTTACTCCAGTCAGATTGGGGTTAGAGAATTAACCGGCCGGAACGACGGTAAGGAAGTAGAAGCTTATTTAAAATATGTTTGGCTGGCCAAAGGAAATCCCTGGTGTGCTGCTTTTGTGTCTTGGTGTTACGGCCAAAACAAAGTGTCCAAGCCCAGATCCGGTGGCTGCGTACAATTAATGGAACAGGGTAAACTGATTTACATCAGCGGAAAAACCATCATACAGCCCGAATATGGAGATGTGTTTTTCATCTGGTTTGAAAATAAAAAACGCGTTGCTCATACCGGATTTATTGAAAAATGGAGCGACACCTGGGTAGATACCGTTGAAGGCAATACCAATGAAGCCGGAAGCCGGGAAGGCGATGGTGTCTACCACAAAAAACGATTAAAAAGACAGATTTACAGCGCCGTAAAATATTTATAAATCATGGGAATCAGATCCATACTTAAAACTTTTCTTGGTATACTGGCCGTAATTGTTCTCTACTCTGGTTGTAAGACTAAAAGCAAATTAGTCAAAACTGAAGAGCAGCTGCACGTGGTAAAGTCGGCTCAGGTAGATAGCAGTATTGTAACTGTTTCATCCAGTACATTGAAAACTGCTGTTGACACGTCTAAAAAGTCGCTGGAACAGAAATTAACCTCAATCACTAAAAGGACAATTGATATTACATTGGATCTGGACAGTGGTGAGCAATTGCCTTTGGACTCAGCTGGCAAAATATCTGTCAAGGCACTATTGAGCCAATCTCGAAAATTGAGAATCAGAATAGACGAGCAGATCAACACGCTGAATGAGAAAACAGAAAGTGAGACTGCCGCTAAAAGCTCCCATGAGCAAACCAGTTCACAAGCTGCAGCTGCCAGTAACAGCACTAAAAACACCAGTCAGACAGATCAATCAAAATCTACACTGCAGCAAAAAGAAAAGCAATCCGGAACAGCGGCAGGCAGTTTGAATTGGTTAAGTATTTTAGGACTGATTCCCATTCTAATATTCGCTTTTTGGTTATATAAAAACCTATTTAAACGTTAATTTTATCCCATGCGAAAGATATCAGGCAGTTATTTTAATAATGGTTCAGAAGTGCAGTATTCAGCCGAAATTCCAGCAGACTGGTCAGAGTTAGACGCACATCAGTTTGCCTCGATCATGCAGCTGCTTCAATTCAAAAAGGCGGACAGGCAGACAATGGATATTTCGATTCTGGCTTTGGTATTTGGCAAAAAGAATTTTCATATTATCAATGGCCTGGACGCAAAAACTCCTGAAGATAATTATCTATATGATTTGCTTCCCCTGGCTGACTTCATCAAGGCAAGTCAGCCACCAGTAAAAAATTTCTTCCCTGTTTTAAAAATACGCAAGAAGAAATGTGCTGCACCTGCAGAAGATCTAAGTAACCTGAACTTTGGGGAATGGTGCTTCGCTTATCAGTTTTATGAATATTACTTGATGACCCAGGATGTACAATGGCTGAATAAATTGATTGCAACGATCTACCGTCAGGTGGATCCCTTATCGGATCCAGCAGCAGCCAATTATAAAGGCGACGTTAGAGTACAATTCAATGAAAATTTAATAGATAGTACCTCTAAAGATGTTGCTGCCATTGAAACCAAATTCAAACTGGCTGTTTTCTCCTGGTTCAGTTTAGCTGTAAATCAGCTGCAACAATTCCGGCCACACGTCTTTCCAGAAAACACACAAGAGTCAGATGGATCAGAAGAGCAACCTGACATGGAGCAGAGCAGCAGAACCTGGCTAACTATCTTCCGGGAATTACTTGGGGCTAAATGGGGAACCATTGAGCAGTTAAAAAACACCAACGCTATGTTTGTACTTGATGGCTTGGAGGAACAGCAAATCGCCTATAAAGAAGCCATGGCAAGTTCAAGTAATTAAAAATTCTTGTCGTTTATCAGAAACAGACCTATTGCGACATTCGTTAGATGGAAATCGACGAAATCGTAAATAGGTTTGAATTTTATGCGCAGCACCATGTGGATATTGCCCACATTCCGGGGGACGTTAAAAAAAGAGCTTTCCTGCATATAGATCAGGAGGAACTTCAAACTGCAGTAAAGCAAAATTTAACATTCCCCGCTTTATTGCTTCAAACACCAACAGCTGAAAAAGCAGGCGTTTACGACAACATGACTGAAGATTGGTCGTTCACATTTGTCATCATTCAGCCGCTCACTGCAAGCCTCACAAAAACCAAAATCATCTCTCAGTGCAAAAAGCTCACTGATGAAATTTTAAAAATGTTAATGCTTGACGTGCAGCTGGAGATCGTTCCATCAGTTGTACAGGGAACCAGTGAAGGCATCGTTGGGCCATTAACGGATAAAATATATGGTTGGGGCGTATCCATATCTCTTGGAGATGCATTTGATGCTGCAATTGATCCGGCAAAGTGGTCTTATAAACCTGGGATGTAACTATGAGTATTTCAATTATAACACCAGTACAGCCAGTTGCATTTAGTGGTGAGAAAATGCAGATCCGTTTCAAATGTGACCAGTACCTGGAGACAGACGGCCAGTATGCGGTCAATAGCTTTGATTCACTAAATTTTCTGTCAAATGGAGATAACTTAAGATTCAGTTATGGCAGTACTGAGGTTATTTTAACAGCAACAAATAATCCTGATGTTTCGGGATACCAAGTTCCTTCCGGACCAATTAGTATCGTAGACTTATTATCTAATTTTCAGGGTAATTACCAATTAAGTAAAGACTATCATATCAATGCCGTTACTCAAAGCAAAATCGAATTTAAAGCAAAAAGGCAAAGTTTGGGGTTTGATTTTGACGCAGTTTCTTCAAGCAAATTCAGTATCAAAAATGAGATTAGCGGATCAGTTACCAAGCAAAAAAGCAATTACGGGGTATATTTCCGGCTCTGGTGTGAGAATGCATCTCATAGCGGATTTGATCTGATATATGAAAATACAGCTCCTTTACTTTTCGGTAGTTCTGGTGTGGTAGAAATTCAAGCTGGCGATAAACTGCATGAACATATATCATTTGAGATTGAACAAAATGGTCCTGAGGTTCCAGTTGACATGCCTCTTTTATGTAAAAGAAGTTGCAGGAAGTATTTTTTCGAATACGCGGAAAGCTTTGGTGATATCGCAAAAATCCAAAAGATATTCAGATCTGAGCTATTTACGGTGTTGCACGGCGCGCTTTCTACTGTAGCAGAAAACAGTCAGAATCTACTTTCCATGTTACGTCCAGATGCACCCGTTAATGATAGATTTTTGAAACAAGGGTCGATCGAATCCGATACACGAAAGGACCAACCTCAGTATTTGTACTTTTTAAATACGAGGGAAACAGTTCAGGCAGTTTTGAATTGTAGATATTATTTTACTGATGGATCAGTTGCTGCTATTGTTTTACAGACGGTAGAACTTCACACTTGGAAAAAGTATGGTTTTAATGTGTCCTTCAATCATATCTACATTCCAAATGACTACCCTGTCAAAATAGTAAAGAAGTATGAAATCTGGATTTCTAATACTTCAGGTGTTCAAATTTCAGAAAGCAGATTGTACATTTTAGACGATCAGTATCGTGCCCAGGTAAGATATTTTTTAAACTGGAGTAGTTTTGGGACATTAGATTCAAGAATGTTTTACGGCAGAGGTAGCTTGGAATTTGATTTGGTGCAATCTGAAGCAAATCAAATTTATCAAAATACTACAAGCGCATTAAAGGGGACGTCCTTTGTATATGATTTAAAGCTACAATCGAAATTTAAAGTGACGACGGGTTTTTTGCGTAACAGAGACCAATTGTTATTTAACCGGGACTTCTTCGTTTCTCCAATTAAGTTTATCGTTAATTCCAGCCGGTGGTTGCCGGTTAAGGTCACCAGCAAAACTATAGGTGAGATTGAGGACGGTAATCATCTCTATGCCCAGCAGTTTGAATACGAATATTTGTTCCAGGATAACGCCTATACCGAGGGCGATATTGAGAAACCGATCGAACCCGAAGAAAGGCCTGTTGGAATGGTTTATTTTGGGCCTTCCTCCACCAGGCCAGTGACTGCTGAAGATGTAATTGCTCTTTCCAATAGGCAGGCAGCTGACATTTATCTATTTCCATTATATACTGGTTTAAACAGGTTTTTCATTGTTGCCTCACCGGCAAATAAAGGTATTGGAAACGTTTACAATCAAACTGCAGATGAGAATTTAACCTCCGAATATATTGCAGTGCAAATGCAGATAGACGGGCTTACATACAAGGTTGCCATAATGGAAATGGCAATAGCCTATTCAATAAATAACGATCACATCATAACGCTTAAAAATGAGTAGCACAAGTACAGAAATTGCAAAGCCAATTAAATATCTAAATTCAGGCCCGCTGGATAAAAACCGTGGGCCTTATCCTACGATTGCAGAAGCAAATAAAGCTATTAAGAATATTGTTGTTAACGGTATTAACTTCAGAGAAGGAAAATTTGTTGAAATCGGCAACTCCTTAGAAGGTTTTGTCACGTATTGGTGGAATGGTGGCTACAGCGACTCGGACTTAGTAGAGTATTTTTCAGTCTTTAATGATTTTATATCCAGCATCTCTGACACCTACGCAAAGTCAGGTGACTCTGTAGCTTTAAATGGTTTAGTCTGGACAGATAAAACCTATATAAATTCTTTAGGATCTGTTTCTTCCACTACAGGAAATATCTCCTCCACAAATAGGATCGAATTACCATTTGGAGAGATTAAGTACAGATACAGGGGTAATTTGGCCGGCTCAGGTGTTTCTATAGCTTTCTATGACACTTCCTTACGGGTGATAAAAGTTATTACCGCGCCCATCACAACTGATCCGAAAAATTTTATAATTCTAGCCCCTCCAAATGCTAAGTCAATAAGGTGCTCTTGCGCAAACGCTGACATAATAAATTTCAATCTTCATTTGGCTGAGGCCGTAATAATATCTAAGCCAGTCTCCAATGTAGGTGACATGATGTTGAATGAAATTTTTGCAATTTCTTTGGCAACCTACAACGCAGAAGGGGTAATGTCTCAGGCAACTATAGTTTGGCAAGACGGTTCTTCTGGAACGCTGACCATGACAGACTATAATGAGGATATAATGTCATTTGATGGCTACACCATTACTCATGTCAGTGATAGAACACGTACGCTCGCACAACCGAAAGTGACCAGAAATATTGACGGCGATATCATCATAATACCTTTAAAAATTTTATCATAATGAACCTTAATTCAAGTGTAGCTCTAAGGAGCCAAAAAATATTCACTCCTGTAATGGGAAAGATATCAACGCAAGAAATCACTGATTTAGGCAATATAGCCTCGATTAATCGAGTATTTGTCAAATTAATTGTGTCTCAACCATTAGATTTCGGCAGAATTGAGATTTTCTGCATTGAGAAGGGATCGGTGGCTGTTATAGATAGAATGCCAATAACTCTTAATGATGTGTTGCAACCTGGAACATTTTTATCGATTTCAACAGCGGGAACATACGACATTGAATTTGACGCTTCCCTTTTTAAAACTGGAACTTTGTTTATCCGGCTAGCCGGTAGAACTACACCAATTGAATGGAATGCCTTTTTGTCTTGTCGGGTTATGGCTACGCCTCTTTTGAAAAAGAAAGATCCCGAGTCTGCATATTCGCTTCCCAGCAAAAAGATCAAAGCTCTTTTCGTACCGGTCTCTGCTGAGACCTTATCTACCGGGTCAGCAAAAACTGTCATGCTAGAAATAAAAACACTTAGCGTTCCACCAGTAGGTTCGCCATTTGCGGAGTTTAGAGTTGTAAACGTAGATAAAGGAACTTGGCTTGAAGCTTTTGATTCTTTAACGGATGCCAGTAGTTCTGGCTTAAATAGGGTGGTTACTCAGGGCACTTACATTCGGGTAACGCAAGAGGGAACAATTACTGTTTACTATAATATTACCGAAGCCGAGAAAATACAAATTATTTATACCGGCGCTAATTTAAGTGCAAGAGCTGTAATGTTGGAAGACACGATACAGAAACCAATTTCCGGGGTTTATAGTTCTTCTGACTATAAAATGAAAACGCTTGCAGGAATTTCTCCCGCACAAGCAGTTAAGACCGGGTCAGCTAAAACCCTGATTGTCGAAGTTACTCCACTAACGACACCAAATACTTCAGCACCCTACAGTGAACTTATTGTAACTGATACCGCTAGTTCAATGTATCTATCGCCATATGATAGCCAGCTAAATGCTTTACTCGCTCCGGCAGCAGTTAATAGCGCAGCATTGGGATATTATCTTAGATTGAAAACCGGGGGAAAACAAACGTATTACTATGACCTAACAAAAACTGCTGACGTAAAATTCGCTTTTAACGGAACGTTTATGAGCATCAGAATTAGACTGATTGAAGTTGAGATGAGCCTACTAAAAGATAAGGCAATGGAAGTTGCTTATGAAGGGCAAACTTTTATTTTAGAAAAGGTAGATTCTGTAACTGTAGACTGTTATATGGATACTTTCGTATTTTCATATAATAGTTCGTCAATCATACTTGGAATAGCCGGTTACGCTGGTTTAAGAAACACTGTATTATTCAATGCTACTAATTTTCCAAATTTACGAACAGGTAGTAGCATCTCAGCTGCTTATGTTCTCCCGTCTAAGGGCGGTATTACGAGAATATGTATAATTACCAACCGGGGCCAGATATATCATAATTATCCATATCGAGCTGCGAATGCGCAAGGAATAATTTTAACAGGGGATCATTTACTATTTGATGAGAGCGTTGCCTGGGATTTACCGACAAATGTAACGTCTCGTCGGTATCCTTCCAAAGATCCATTAGAGTCAAAATCGGGGTTTAAGTATTTTCCTTACTTACCTGACTATGCCTACGAATTTACCCCAGGTGTGAATGTAGATAACGGCTTTGGAAACGGAGGATATCCGGCAGTAAATTCTACAGGATCATTTGTCCGATCAAGGTTCTATCAATATAAAGAACCGGCGAACAATTTGGTTGATAACCCCTGGACTGTTATTCAGGGCAGTTTAACGAAGACACCTAAGTTATGTACTCTGGGAGTTTATCAGCTTAGTGGAAGCAGGGTTTGTATATGGGGAACAGAAGATGGTGGAAGAAGTATGTTTGTTTTGTATGAATTTGATTCATATGTATCATTCGGAAATACTATTAACACGAGCGCGATCAATGCTTATACGCCTGGCAATTTATCAATGCAAGAAAGACTTAACAATTTTCCTAATGCTGAAGTAAAGGAACCGGCGTCGTTATTCACTTTTAAACCGGAGATTTTGATCAGCAGTATAACGAATTCTGATCCGGCTGTTGTGACAACTGCATCGCCTCACGGCATGGTCAATTCACCGTTAGACAAGCCGTTAGTGCGCTTGATAAGGAAATCAGGAAGCGTTGATGATTGGGATCCGTTACTAAACAATACTGCGAGTGAGACAAACGCTGTACAAGGTACCGGTGTGTTTTTTAGAGTGAGGGTTTTGACAGAAACTACCTTCGAACTGCATGAAAATATATACAACCCGTCAAATAATTTAAAATGTAGACATATTCATTTTACCCATCCATTGAAAGATTTTATATCATTCGGTACAGGCGAAGATTATCCTTATACGTGGACTCTGCTTTTAGAAAATAGACTAATAGATGCCGCTGCCTCAGTTAATCTTGATCAAAGAAACCCTGTCTCGTATCGGCTAAATTCGGCGCCGAATGGAATTGTGAGGCCATGCTCTTTTTGGATGCTTGACGATGACCCTGAAAATCCCACGGTGTTCTGTGGCTCTGATACTTACATAGGATATAGAGGATCTTTAAAAATACCGGGCCGTACTAATCTCCCTTCTAGATCTTCGGCCGGTATCCTCAAAGGAAAACTTTCTGATATCGATGACACTTCCAAATTTGCATCTGTTTTTGATATTAGCGAGCCGGTCATATATACAATGAACTTGAATAACATACTAATTGCTGGCTTTCAGTTAGGTAGTAATGCTGTTAGTTTAGATATGGGCAATACATGGGAAGCGATAAAGTTAGGCAGTCAACTTAAGATATCCTGGGTAGATAAAAATAATCACATCTACTTTAAGGAAGGCTATAGATTAAGATTTAAGTAGTTTTTTTTATTTTCCAAAACGCATTTTTCAATAACAAGCATGATCGAAATCATAAATGATCAAGGAATAATGCTTCAGCCGGATCCGGAGACTGTGGTGCCGGTAGAAGTACACAATCCCTTATTTAATCCTTCTAACGAGCTATTCCAGGAGATTATTTACAATGCTCAGGCCGGCCTCACCGAAAGCAATAAGGTCTTTATATCCCATGGGCATAGAATTGATGCCGACATAGATGTTTATGAGCAGCCAGTAACGGTGCTTTACCGCGGTGCAATGTTCTTTAAAGGAATTTTTAGGTATAAAATAGTTTCGGACAAGATCAACTTCGAATTAAAAGTAAATTTCGCTACAGTTGCCAAAAAAGTTAAAAACACTGTTGTAAGGGAAATTATGAGTATGGATATCGACCAATCCGTACAAGTTGGAGATTTCCAAGATATCATGTTGGATACGTGTAAAAATCCGAGTAAATACAATTATTCATTTTTTCCGATACATAACTCCGGGTGGACGGATCCCGGCTCTGGGACTATCCTTTATCCATGGATGAATAATTGGGATCATGCTGCACAGAAATTTGTTGATGTCAGAGGTGGAGGGGAAAATGATCCCAGAGGAACCACCATTGTTCCGTTTTTCAAAGTAAGCTACATTCTAAAAGCAATATTTAAATATTTGAAGTTCGATCTGCAGGGCGATCTGTTAAATGATGAGGATTTCAATTCAGTATACTTATATACCCGCCGGCCATTAATTGGCAGAACAACACTCCCTAGCTTGCTTTACCTACCTGCAGAGTTGACCATTTCTGACTTTATCAAACAAATTAGTGACCGGATGAAATTGAATTTCATTTACAATTTGAATAATGGGACGGTGACTATCGAGAGCCCAATAACGGCTTTACGAGTCGATGATTACGTAGATATCAGTAAATATGTAGAACGAATTGAAGAACTCGGTACCAGTGAACAAAAGGGGTATACTGTAACGCTTGCTGTCGATAATACAGATAAAGATCAGAATCTAAAAGCGAAAGATTCTGAGATTGATGTGTTTGTTCCCTTATACACATTGATTGTTGGAGAAGGGGAAAGTATTTTAAATATGGATGTATCGACCCTAAAAGAAGTGGAATCTTCTGAAGGATATTTCTATCCTACTGCGAACCAACTAACCAATTTTTCCAATTTAAATCCTGACGAAAAATGGCCATTACGGCTGATAAAGTTTAAGGGAATGAAGCGGCTTGCAAATGGCAAGATGTTTCCCGAGGCCAGAGCCTATGATTTATCCGAAGATGATGCGAGCTGGTACCGCTTTTTAAATGAGAGCAAAAAGGGAATTTTAAGCGCTAAAATACCATACGATGTAGTATCCAGATTTTCACCTACAACTAAGTTTTGTTTTAAATCTGAAAATGGAACTGATAAGATTGCAATGAACGTAAAGCATTCTTACAACTTAGGAACTTCCAAGTCCTCCTTGTTATCTGTGAAAATAGAGTGCCAAACCATCGTAACTGCGTTCAAGACTCCGTTTTCAATTCAACGCTATTTAATTCCCGAAGACACTTCAATAGGGTCAATCCTGACCAAATACAAATTTTGCTACCAGGATGGATCCCTACCGGCGGAGACTTTCAAGCTCGTAGTATATCCTGCTCCTGGCTCACCTGCTGTATTTGCAACTACTGCAGCAAACTCTCCCAGCGATCCTTATGGCGTAGGTGGCCAAGCTGGTGCAGTTATTCTTGTTTCCGGTAATAGACCGGAGATTGCAAACTATACGTACCGTATTTATGGTAAGGTTCCAAAATTCGGATATACTGGTGGACGTAAAGTACTGTTTGATAAAGTTGGTGATTATTATACTACACCTGGATTCGTATCGACAGATGGAATGCCAATTCTCATAGTTTTTTAATTTTGTCGCCCGCACAGATCCTGATATCCTCCGGATCTGGTGTGGCCGGTCAGCTGCAGCTGCTCACCTTGTCGCCTGTTTGGGCTTCCGGAGTTTAACCTGGTCGCTCAGAGTTCCGGTATTCTGTCGCCTTAAAATAAAAACCTCCAGGTTTATTCCCTAACTGTACTAAACGATGGCACCTGCTTACCGGGCTGTCGTTTACCAGGGTTTTTCATAGCCCGTCATTTGCAGAAATCAATCTGTAATATGGCTCGCATAGACACCTATAACCGGGACGTTCGTTCCTGGACAAAAGACGTTAAACGAAAACTCCAGCTCAACATTCTTCAAATGACTTCCGTTTATTCCGGTCGTGCAAAGAAAGAGCTTGAATCAAGCGTTAAAAACTATGCGGGCCTGGCTAGTAAAATCGGTTTCACTTTTCCATTCTATTTGGTATTTGTCCACAAAGGTGCAGGTCGTGGGTATGGTGGATCCGGCCATCAGTTTGGGGGAAACACAGTACACCAATTCACAAGGCGCGATGGGACAAAGAAAGCTACCAATTCTACCAGCTGGCATAAAATGGCTACTGGTAAGAGGGTTGCAAAGCTTTGGTTTAACCCTGTTCTAGAAGAGAAATTCCCTGTTTTATCGAATCTTGTTACGGAATACCATGGCGATCGTGTATTACAAGGTTTAGAAAGGATTCTGGTAAAATAATGGCTGGCGAATCTCCAAGGTCAATTAAGGCCACCTTATATATCGACGGTAAACCCGTAGAGAATACATTTAAAAATCTTACTCAGGTAGTCCGTGCTCAAAGAAGAGAATTAGACGGCTTAGTTATAGGATCTGAAGCCTATAACAAAAGCATGGATAAGCTGCAGCTTCACCAGAAAAGACTGCAGGCGATAAAAGACGAAATCAAAGGACTTAGCGGTGGCTTCAGCTTACTTGCTGCAGAGATTCAAAAACTCGGACAGCTGGCTGTTGGATATCTTGGATTCGATTTCATCACCGATAAGTTTCAAAATATCATTCTGAATAATGCTAAACTGTCGGATAGTTTAGCAGATGTGCGTAAAACCACCGGTTTGAGTGAGGAAGCTGTCCGCAGATTATATACTGAGCTCGGTAAAATAAACACTAGATCCTCCAGAGAGGAATTAACCGGTTTGGCAGTCGTAGCTGGTAAATTAGGTGTAGCTGGAGAAAGGGATATTCTCGGTTTCGTGCGTGCTGCTGATAAAATCAAAGTCGCATTAGGTGAAGATCTGGGCGACGCAGAAGCAGCAGTTAACAGCTTAGGAAAACTTGTTGATTTATTTAAAATCAAAGATGTATTCGGCCTGGAAGATTCCTTAATTAAGGTGGGATCTGCAATCAATGCAGTAGGTGCAGCTGGAACTGCCAAGGAATCTTACATGGTTGAGTTCACTAACCGCTTGGGTGGTATTGCTCCCCAGGCTAACATGAGTATTCAGAGTATTCTTGGATTAGCTGCAACAATGGATGAGCTCGGGCAACCTCTGGAAGCTTCTGCTACAGCAATTGGCCAATTCATCGTTGGTTTGGGTAAAGACATCCCTGGATTTGCAAGAATTGCCGGATTAAGTGTAAAAGACTTTACGAAGATTCTAAAAACAGACGGTAATCAAGCTTTACTGGAGGTACTGAAAAACCTGCAGAGCACCGGGATGGGTGTAGCTGGCTTGGCTGAAAAAATGGGGCTAGTTGGTGAAGAAGGTGCAAGAGCGGTATCAGCCCTGGGTGCTTTATCTAATAACCTGGACAAACTTGTTACTAAGCAAAAGTTAGCCAATGAGGAGTTTGCCTTGGGAACTTCCCTTCAGCAAGAGTTTGATGTGAAGATGGCAAGTTTGGCAGCCACAACTGATCTGCTGGTTAAAGAATTCGATGCACTAGCCACCAATCCGGTTATCATGGACTTCCTGAAAAACATGGTTTTCGAGTTTAGCCAGTTTTTAGATGTCATGAAGAAAAACTCTGTGATGATCGTTAACATCACTAAGTTACTGATCGTTGGGGCCGTAACCTGGGGTGCCTACGCAACTGGAATTTTCTTGGTAAATACTGCTCTGGAGGCAAATATTCTGCGGACTATTTTAGCGAGAAATGCAGCAATCGCGTTTGCCGGTATTCAAGCTTTATTAACTGGTAATTTAACCAGGGCAGCTGCAGCTATGAGAGCGCTCAACATCGCAACAGCCGCAAATCCATTTGCTGCAGTCTTAGCCGTTGTTGTTGCTCTTGGTACTGCGATGGCACTTTATAGTAAATCAACATCTGCAGCACAACGTTCTCAGGAAGATTTCAATGCTATCGATGCCGCTGCCAAAAGCAAGCAGATGGAAGAAATTGACAGAATCAAAGCATTGAATGCGATCCTGATCAATGAAACGTCCACCAGGGAGAAGAAGCTTGCTGCAATCAAGAAGTTGCGTGAAGTTATGCCGGCTGCTCTGAAGCATTTAACTGAGGAGGAAGCATTAACCACTAAGGGAACAATTGCAATCAGCAAATATGTCCAGGCCCTGGAGAAAAAATCCATTGCTGAGGCAGCACAGGCTCAAATCAATAAGCTTCGTCAAAAAAATATTGAGATCGAATCTGGTAACCAGGACGAGACTTCAATATGGCAAGATGCAGGCTCTTTGCTTACAAACGGAACTTATGCCGCCTTCAAAAAAAGCAAGGCTCAAAAAGGTAAAAACAATGCTAAAGCTGAAATGGATGAGAACGTCAGACGTATCAAAACAATTCAGGATCGCTACAAAGAGGAATTGTCCGATACGAGCAGTCTTTTAAGCGTTGGTGACCTAACCACAGGAGGAGTAAGTACAGGCGGGCTTACCGAAAAAAAGAAAACAGGCAAGTCAAAAGAGCAGATAGCAAAAGAACAGGCGCTAAAAGAATTCGAAAAACTTGATGAGCAGTATAAAAAACTGAACCTACAGCGTCTGGATGATCAGCTTAGTGCAAATGAAAAAGAAGTCTCCCAGGAAGCGCAAAAATATAACGCTTTAATCAAACAGGAGACAGACTTCCTCAAATTCAAAGGTATTACTGCTGAGCAGAAAAAGATCACAGAGCAAAAGATATCAAGCTTAGAAAGCGATAAGCAAACTGCTGTAAACAATCTGAGAATTCGCCAAGAAACTGAAATGCTGGAGAGTATCGCCCAGCTGCGCACTAGTCTTGCTGATGTACATGAATCAGAACTGGTTAAACAGACCAATCAGATCAATAAGTTCTATGATCAGCAGGAGAAAAAGAACATTGGAAATGATAAGAATTTAGCCGCATTAAAGAATGCCCGGGCAAAGGAATTATCCGATGCAGAGCTCCGTGAAAAAGAACGTTTAGAAAAGGAGAAACTTGAAATAGCATCAAGGTATGACACCGTTTCAGGCAACAAACGAGAGAATAAGTTAGCTGCGATAAATAAAAGATACGATGACGAGCTTTTCGCTTTAAGAGAAAAATATGGTAAAGAGATCCAGCTTAAACGTGAGTATCAGGATGCCATAAACTTGATTGAGAAAAATAGGAAGGGAGAAACTGATCAGTTTAAACTAAAGGAACTTCAAACTGAGCGGGATTTCGTAATCCAAATGGCTCAGCAAGCATCTGATGCCACGTTCAATATAATTGCCAACAACCAAAGAGCTCAAACTGAAAAGAGGCTTGCTGGAATTGAGAATGAACGTAAAGCTGAATTATCAAAGAAAGACCTCACTGAGAAACAAAAAGAGCAGATCAATGAGAAATATGATAAAAAGGTCAAGGAGGAAAAGCTAAAAGGATGGAAAGCCCAACAAGCTGCTGATTTAGCCCAGGCTGTTGTAAATGGTGCTTTGGCAATAACTAAAGTACTGGCTCAAACGGGTATTCTATCGCCATTTGCGATCCCTGCTATCGCTGCTGCAACTGCAATTCAAACTGCAGTTATCATGGCAACACCTGCGCCGCAGTTCGCAGCCGGCGGTTTTTCAGATGAAGATCCAGAAGGATTTGTTGGGCAGAGCACATTATTCAAAAATTCAGCAAGTGGACGGCCATTTGAAGCTGGAGAGGCAGGTAAAGAATGGATTGCACCGAACTGGATGGTTACTAGCCCTCGATATGCGAATCTAATAAATATGCTTGAAGTGGCTAGAAAGGAGAAAAGATCATATGCCTCCGGGGGATACAATGGTGATCAACCTCGATCGAATCCCGTAACGGAATTTGATTTTTCGAATCTTGAAAGCCTAATGCAAACTATGATTGACGCACAGAATAAAGTTAATGCACAACCAATACAATTTATCTATTCCGATTATAAAGATTTTGAAAATGAAATGAAAAGAATAGAATTCTCTCAAAAGGGATAAATATCACTGCTTGAAATCTTTTGTTTTTGACAGAATACTCAAAAATCAATTTGAAATTAATTAGTTTTAGAAACAAAAGATTTGAGATGATATTAAGAACTGTTGATAATGGAAAGGCAATAAAAAGCGCTAAAAGCATTGAATTACCAGATTTAACAATTTTAACTGGCGAAAATGGTTCTGGGAAAACACAATTGTTATCGTGGATGTATAATCACATGTATGAATTCCGAGAATATTTTCAATTTGACAATGATGATGAAACTACATTTCCCTGTTTAACGGATGATAACGGAAATGCTCTCAAAAATATTTATTATGCGAAGCCTGGGATGAGGTCAGAACAAAACACGCCGCTATACCAAGATTTTGATACACTTTCGATATTTAAAAATATTCAGGCAGAATGGGCACCGCTTAATCTAATTATTAAGTGTTACATTGATCTAACAGGAATTGAAATAGAGTTTGCGTCTGAAGAGGCAAACCTTATAAATCAGACGATCGAAAGTTTATTTAAAACAATTACAAAAGGCCAACTCGCGTACGAGAACACTATAATAGTGGACACTGGACAAATTCGTATCGTAAAAGATTTAGCTGTTAAATGCAATAAAGAAATACAAAAGTTAACTTTTATCGATTTTTTAACTTTTTATGAATTCAGTTCAAGTTTTTTTTCCACAAGCTTACTACTATTATTTCATCAATTTTGTTTGAAACGGACCTATTACCCGCACCTAACAGTAGATGTGAGGGCACCTTGGGATGTGTTTAATGACATTTCGACAAATGCTGGGTTCGGATATAAAATCGAATACTCACCAAGCGATTCCTATAATAAATTAGGAAGTATTCAGCTAATTAGATTAGACAATAGCAACGTAAAAGTACCGTTTGAAGGCCTATCATCAGGTGAGACTAGTATACTGGCATTAATATTTGCAGTTTATAGTTCTTCAACTGGAGGAAAGTTTCCAGACGTATTATTATTGGACGAGGCTGATGCTTTTTTACACCCAAGCTTTGCAAAGGTTTTTATTGATATACTTTTGAATATCCAATCAAGTAGCAAAAACGCCTTAAAAATTATAATGACGACACATTCTCCATCAACAGTTGCTTTGGCACCGGCGGAGTCGATTTTTATAATGGAAAAAGGTGTTGGTTATCCTGTAAAAGCAAATCAACAAACAGCAGTACATAATTTAAGTAATGGAATGGCTACTATGACCTTACAAGAAGGACATTTGAGTATATCTCATAACATAGAGCGATCAGAAAAACATATCCTCTTCACTGAAGGCATTACTGATAAAATCATTTTAGAAATAGCATGGAGCAAGTTGTACGAAGAAAAAGAAATGGACTTTTTTATACAAGATAGTTTCGATGCCGGTTTTTTGGGAAATCTTTTTCAACGAGGCGCTGATAAACCTGACGGTATTTTCATTCAATATGATGAAAAAATTATGATTGCTTTGTTCGATTTTGACGAAAAGGGATATAACGAATGGAATAAAACTGGAGGCGGTAAAAATCCGAACTTCACAGCCAATCTGGAACTAGATCCTAGGAAGTGTTTTACTAGAAAGAGTTTGTTGTGTGATAATGCGTATAAAATACTACTTCCAGTTCCTTATAATGACGTAGTAGCTTCGCAGGTTATTTTAGACGAATATAAAACCTACCAAAATAAATCATGCTTAACAATAGAGTTGTTGTTTTATGGAATTGAAGAATTAAGTGATTTTTTCGTGTCATCCCCGGCAGTTAAAACAACTATAGTTGCTATTAAAGAAAATAAAAAAAGGGAGTTTACCGAAGCAATTAGGTTGCTTCCTAAAGAAAAATTTATTGCCTTTTTACCGTTGTTTGAGAAAATTGAAGCTTTATTAAAGTTATAATATCTACAGGGGCGTATGCAAGATTTAAATAAAATTATGAAAAAACTTACTGCATTTCTACTATTTATTACCGCGTCCGCCAGTTTGACCGCACAAACAAATTTACCTATAGATTCAACAACAAAAAAAATAAGTTTCACACAGACGATTGACTGCAAAGGATCAAAAGCAGAACTTTTTGACAAATCGGTTGATTGGTTCGCTTTAAATTTTAAATCTTCGAAGGACGTATTACAGGTAAAGGATAAAGAAGCAGGGAAATTAGTTGGGTCATTTATCGTATATAACTCCGAAGGTGGGCCAGTAGATGCCAACATCATAATATTGGTCAAGGACAATAAATTCCGATATACAATTACTGATATAGTTTTTAGCGGTAATGGTCAATTTAAGCCTTGGACGTTCGAAGAGGAAGTAAATCCTTGGAAAGTTGGGATGATGAAAAAAGGTATCAATTTCATTAAGAAAGAATCAATATCAAGTATTCAAAATTTAATCAGTTCTTTCAGAGAGAATATGAGCAAACCATCAATATCAGAAGGATTCTAATTTTCATCCAACCGTTCCATTGCTAAAAACTTGTCCTGAAACCATTTTGGAGGCGATGGATCGGTTGGAATATGAAATCTAGTTTTGGTAGCCTTAAGCCAATTTCAGGGAAAAACTACTGAAAGCATTTTGCAATTTTTGCATTTCATCAGACTTAACTCTGTCAGCGATGTGGATATAGATCATTGTAGATGCGATTGTTTTATGGCCAAGTAACTGTGAAATAATCGTCACTGGAACATCTAAAAGAGCAAGAGATGTTGCAAAGGTGTGCCGGGCAACGTGAGTGGTTAAATTTTTATTGATCCCAGCCAACTTCGCTATTGTTTTAAGTCGCTCGTTAAATTTCTGATCACTTCTAATTACAAGGTTTTGGCCGTTCAATGTCGATAAGAAATTTGCTGCTATCGGTATTAACGGGATTTTTAAATTATGATCCTTCTTGTCCGTCAACCTTTTTTTTGTCGGTTTAAATATTATTTCATTATTAACGATCCAGTTGTTGTCAAATCTTTTCAGATCTGATATCCTTAAACCAGTAAAGCAGGCAAAAAGGAAAGATCTCAAACAGTCAAAGTTTTCGATTGACAAATCGCCACCTGAAAATAGTTGTATAAGTTTTTCCAACTCAAATTTTTCTAGATAAATTGGGTTACTTTCTGGTTTAGGCAAGCAATGATTTTTGAAATCAGGATGAAGTGTCGTCCCTAATTTTTCTGCTAACCTCATATAGGTTTTAAGGTCCTTGACTCTTGCCCAAGCACCACCGTATGACATTTTACTCAACAACCATACTGTATACTTGGTAAGCCATTTTGAATCGATTAAACTCATATCGATGTCTTTACCTAAATATAGAAGTACAGTGTTTGCGCTTGTCTTGTGATTTCCTGAGGTATTGACTTTGATTTCTCCATCCACAATTTGCTGACGGATTTTATACTTCATCCATTCCACTAATAAATGTGAGTTTTCTGTTATAAAGACACTTGATATCAGATCACAAACTCCAAAGTTCATATCTTTTAATAGAAATATTTTAGCAGCTTTCCAATACTTAGATTTTTCAGTTTCGATTATTGCTAGAAAAGGAAGATAATCATTGTCATTTTCCATCCTAGGTTCGATGGTCTTTGATTTTTCATTAAAACAACGAAGCGGCCAGTAAATCGGAAGAGCGATTTTCCTAGATTCTTTTCTTATCGTTATTCGAATATATAATCTTGCAGTACCGTCCGGTTTAGGCCGCTGCTTGTTAATCATTGTATAAATACTACAGATCGTATCTATTCTCTTTTCCAT